CTTCGGAACAAGAGTTGAAATCATCTGTGCTATGGAACTTGGTGGTAGACTTAAATCTGAGGATGCCTATCAAATGATCAAGGACGAGATGAAAGAACTAAAAAAGTGTAGGAAACTCTACAAAAATCAAGACTGCTAACTTGTATAAATACTCACCTGTAACTTCTGTTACAAACTGAAACACTTGCCAAACTCAGGCAAGTATGCTATACTACTCTTCAACGCAGACAAGTCGAGTCTGCTTTCATCTGCGGGTAATCACTCCGCAAGTAAACAAAACGAGGTATTTCAAATGATCAAATCTGTATTCGCAGCAACCGCTGCTCTCTCCATGTCCGCTGGCGCTGCTTTTGCAGGTCCCTACGTTAACGTAGAAACCAATGCAGGATGGTCGGGTTCGGACTACACTGGGGCAGCAACGGATTTCCACGTAGGCTACGAGGGTGCTCTGGGCGAATCTGCTTCCTACTATGTTCAGGGCGGTGCTACCCTGGTCACTCCTGACGGCGGCACTGACGAGACTGTTCCTTCTGGCAAGGCAGGTATCGGTCTTGCTCTGAGCGACTCCCTGGGTGCTTATGGTGAGGTCTCCTTCGTCGGTTCTGGCGACAAGGACATCGATCGTGGCTATGGTGCTAAACTGGGTCTGAAGTATAGCTTCTGATATATAGTGTGAGACCTTTCGTGCGGTCTCTACAAAATCGGAACTACCATCGAGGGACTCTAATGAGTCCCTTTTTTCTTCGGAGAAAATTATGAATTTTACAATTTACACCAGACCTGGTTGTCCCTATTGCACAAAGATTAAACAAGTTCTTGGTGCTAAGGGTTTCCAATATAAAGAAGCAGTTCTTGGAAAAGATTTTAATCGCGATCAATTCTACGCTGAGTTTGGACAGGGCTCGACATTTCCCCAAGTTCTGTTAGACTCAAAGAGACTTGGTGGTTGCACTGAGTCCGTTAAATATCTGCGAGAGAACAAACTAATTTGATGGAAGAATTTTGCGAACTGATCGAAAGATCAATCGACGTTGCTTTTGAACAAGACAAATATTTGTTTCGTTGTTACACCTATCTGAAGACTAGCAAAACAACTAGAAAAGACGTTCGTAAATTTATAGATTCTGCCACTGCGACCAACATTAATTCTTTAATTGCTGATCTTGAAAAGTATATCAAAGGAGGCGACAAAGTAGTTCGTGAAGCATATGGGCATCTTGGAAAACCTAGGGCGAGAAAGATACTTAAGTACCTACATGCCATCATAAATGATGCAGTCCAGTACGAAAAAGATCGTCGCCCAGGTCGAAAAAAGAAAGCTAAATAATCACGAGTTCAAAACTTAGGAGGTTGGTTTCCAATATTATTGTAAATCTTTTAACGGGGGAAACCATGTTAGTAGCACTAGTAGTCTTAGTCGTAATCGGAGCTTTTATCTTAGGAATTTCCGTTTCTTGGTTAGCAAAAGGATACGTTGAAGACTTTATTGAAAACGCTGCATATGCCAAATCAGTAACACATCCTGAAATGTTTGACGCTGATGGTAATATGATACAGGATGAACTTATTTTTCTCAGACCAGAAAACCCATACTGGAATTTTGAATCTGAGGAAGAAGAAGAATGACTTAAGGAGTTAATTATGCCTACACGATCTATGGAAAATAGCAACCCTAGGTTGCTTATTAGTGAGATTTTGAGAAAGGTCTCCAATGCAAAGACTAAAGCAGAGAAAATTTCTTTGCTTCGTAAACACAACAGCAATGCACTTCGTCAGTTGATGATTATCAATTTTGATGATAGTGTTATCTGTGAATTGCCTGAGGGAGATGTACCATATACTCCCAACGATGCACCAGTAGGTACAGACCATACTCGTCTTGAGTCTGAGTACAAGGGTCTGTATCGTTTCTTCAAGGGTGGCGCTAAACTGCCAGGACTGAAGAGAGAATCAATGTTTGTTCAACTTCTTGAAGGGTTGTCAGCAGAAGAAGCAGAACTGCTGGTCCTAGTCAAAGATGGTAGGATGAACGACAAGTATAAGCGTATTACTAAAGCGGTTGTATCTGAAGCATTCCCCAGTATTGAATGGGGAGGTCGTTCCTGATATGGGGAAAGGTATTAAAATGATTAAGCAAGATTGTGATCCCTCTCTTGCTGAAGATCGGTCATTGCCTTATACTGCATACATGGTAGAATATCTACAAGATGGTATTACCAAGTTTGATGTTGTATCTGCTGCAAAGCAGGTTGATATCTTTGACCACTATTGGGACCTTTACAGAAACGACTTTCGGAACATGACACAAACCGAAGGCAGAATTAATCCTAAATTATGGGTAGATCCGAACGCACCGAAAAAGAAAACAAAATGACAATCTACTTCGACAAACGTGCTGATGAAGAACGTACTGCCGAAGAGGAAGAACAAAAGAAAAAAGAGGACGCATACAAAGCTGCAGCAGGATGTGTTGCTATCTTTGCCAAACCTCTACTCCTTATGCTATTATGGAACTGGTTAATGCCAGGTCTATTTGGTCTTGCTACTATAAATTATCTCAAAGCGTTTGCTCTTTGGATGATTGCTCGCCTTATTTTTGATAAAGAATGACAAAAGTATGTTTGATCTCTGTTACTCCTGATGCAGAGAAAACAATTGGTTATATTGCTCGTGTAAGCAATCCTGCAAATCAGGAGAACCCTAAGGTTTCAGGACTGCTGAAGTATTGTATCAAGCATGGACACTGGTCTGTATTTGAACAAGCATCTATGACTCTAGAGATCCATACTACGAGAGCGATTTCACCTCAAATTTTGAGGCACCGTTCATTTACATTTCAAGAGTTTTCCCAACGCTATGCTGATTCCTCCCTACTCTCGGAAACGATCCCTCTCCCAGAACTCCGTAGGCAGGATGACAAGAATCGACAGAATAGTATTGATGACATTGACCCATTTACTAAGCAGAAATTTGAGATCTTGATGCAGCATCACTTCAAAGCAGGTATGGAACTATACCAGCAGATGCTTGATGCGGGAATCGCAAAGGAGTGTTCAAGAAATGTACTCCCCCTCGCTGTACCAACAAAAATGTACATGTCGGGAAATCTAAGAAATTGGATTCATTATATCCAATTGCGTTCTGCCAACGGCACCCAGAAGGAGCACCAAGAGATTGCACTGCTTGCCAAACAGCATTTCATCTGTCAGTTCCCAACCATCTCACAGGCGCTTGAGTGGTGCCCTGAGGGTGACTGCGGATGTGCTGAACATCTGGATGATTGCAACTGCCTACAACCAGCATTGAGGATTGACTAATGGAATTACTTGACGATTATCTCTCCAAACCTTTGTTTGAAGAATTCAAACTAGCACTAACCAGTTCTACTTGCCAGTGGTATTGGGATGAAGAGTCTGGAGTTTACACTCATAAAATATATGAAAACGATTCACCGATGAGTGACTTGTATCAAATGTTTGATCAAGTCTTCAGGCGTCGTTTGAATGCTAAGACATGGGTTAGTATTAAAATCCATGCATATGGTCCTGGTCAAATTATTCCACCAGAACCAGTGGGAGGTAAGTATCTTACTTTCTTCTACTTTGACACTAATGATGGTATCACTAGTGTTAGCACTGAAGATGGGCATGAAAGTATTGAGGTAAAATCAAATCGAGTTGCTGAAGTTGAAACCGATGAGTATACTCATACTACATATGATAAGGGTCCTTCCCGATCTCTTCTTCTCACCCTAAGCTATTTCTAAAAGATGCCAACATACCCTGTAATAAATAAGACCACTGGGGAGACAAAAGATCTCCGCATGACCGTTGCTGAATATGAGCAATGGAAAACTGACAACCCTGACTGGGATAAAGACTGGAGTCAAGGTATCGCAGGTACAACCTACGGCACCCCCAAACAATCTGATGGATTTAAGGAAGTAATGTCCAAGGTCCAGAAAGCACATCCCCGAGCAAACTTATCCCGTTTTACTTGATATGCCAAGAGCACGCAAAAGGAATACCACTAGTAATCCTGTTTCTAATATGACTGCAAAACAGATTAGAAGAAAGAAACCGATTGATAAATCCTACATGGTTCCTATCAATCCACTTACTCCTAACCAAGAGACAGTCTTCCAGCAATATGCTGAGGGACAGAATCTTCTTCTCCATGGTGCTGCTGGTACTGGTAAGACATTTATTACATTGTATCTTGCGTTACAAGAGGTACTTGACGAATCTACACCTTATGATAAGATATACATTGTAAGGTCTCTTGTTCCGACTCGTGAGATTGGTTTCCTTCCTGGAGATCATGAGGACAAGTCTGCACTTTATCAGATTCCTTACAAGAACATGGTTCGATACATGTTCAGTATGCCTGATGACAATTCATTCGAGATGTTGTATGACAACCTCAGAGCGCAGGAAACTATTAGTTTCTGGTCTACAAGTTTTATTCGCGGTGTTACTCTTGATAAT